CCGACTGGCACGGAGCTTGAGCCGGAATTTTTTCGAGATATGCAGACAGCTGAAGATGCTGCTGTGAATATGGTGTTTGGAGATGGCAGCGAGCGGCTGGGAGACACGCTACCCTGGGAAGTTCGAATAGTTTCGGTTGATGGGAAATATTCATTATATGCCATGAAGGATGGGTTTGATCGTTACGATGGAGAAGGCAAGGAAGTAGCAGCTCTATCCCGCGGCGGATCCATCAGGTATGGGAGAAGGATCGGATGAAGATCACCTCTTACCAGCTAAGAAGAATCATTCGGGAACAAGTAGAGGCCGAAGCAGCCCAAGATGAAGATATCGATGAAAAATTCTTGAAGCTGATGCTAGCGGGACGCACGGAACAGGCCATGGAGCTAGCAAAATCTTTGGGAATTCCAGTGACAGACTTGCCTTGGGAAAGGTTTGGCTACAGCCAAGGTCTCAGTGGCATGCCGTGGGAGATCAAGTGGCGTGGGAACGAGGACTACGAGGCTGCTTACGTAAAGGGTTACGGCGAGTACAGGGCTGAATATGCGAAAAGTATGCTCCCAGGTGCCGGGTGGGGCTCCTCGAACATGTTCGATGGGTGACGAAGGCCCGAGAGGGATCGAAAAGAATAGGGAGATCTAGACAATGAAGATTACTAAGAAGCAACTAAGAAAGATCATTCGGGAGTCACTCCTCGTTGAGTACACACCCGGATACACAGTGCCTGATTTCGAAACTCAAGAGGACATGATGCTCTTCCTGGACGAGCTCGATCCGGACGATGAGGTCGAGACCGACGTCGTCAATCCGGAGACGGGAGAGGTGGTCCTCACAGCCGGCGAGACGCTGCTGGCTGCCGGCATCGTCGAGGAGGAGCCCGAGCCGGATGAGGGCTACGAAGAGGACAAGTTGGACCACTACGACTGGGACGACTGGGAGCAGGAGCAGGAGGAGCGGATCCAGGACGAGCAGGAGGCGTATGATCGGGCTCTGGAGAAGGCACGAGAGCAGGCCGAGGGCGTCGGGGAGGACTGGGCCCGTGACATGCTCCACGATGCCCGACGGAGCTCCCGCGACTGGGAGGGCCAATACGACTCGGCCGAATCGTACCTCGAAGCACTCGGCCAAGACGCAGCCACGGATCTGGCCGCTGGCATCGTCGAGTGGGGAGACGAGGACATCAGAGCCGTCTACGAATCACTGCCGGAGAAAGAGCCGGCTGACTACCATTACAGCTCGATCCGCCCACAGAAGTATGTCTTCAAGGAGATCGTTGCCGATTACGTCTACGACGGCGTGCTCAAAGTGGCACGTGAGAAAAAATAACATGGCGAAGAGCTGGTTCATCTCAGCTCTTTGCGGATTATCGATTCTAACAGGTTGCTACAGTCACACTTCCCTAGCTAGGGGGATCTCTGCTCAGGCTGTCTACGTTGGGTGCAAACAGCCCGTGGAGCACTACGAGATATCTCCCATGGCGTTCCCAATTTCAGCCATCATGATGCGGCACTCAAACTGCTTGGGTGTTGATGATCTACTCATGGTCGTCTGGCTTGGTGATAGCTCAGAGGTAAACGTGATTGCAGCGAGAATGTTATCCCTGATGTACGTCCAGAACTATAACAGCCTCCATCCGGATGAGCAGATGTCAATTGAGAAGCTCAAGATCGATGAGCTGAAGGTCGATGATGAGGAGACACACATGATGTTCAGTCGACTCGCTGTGGAGAAAGTGGAGAAATAAGGATGAGTACTACTAGACAGATAAGTTGCCTCGCCGTGGCCACGTTCATAATGGCATGCGGACCGGAAAGAAGAACAACTTCACCACCGATAAATAGTGGAATCACTGATGCTACCGAATTCACTGACGATGACCAAACAGATACAGTTATCGACAGCGCGCCAAATTGTCCTAACAGAGACAATTCTGTAGGATTCAACATAGGCGATACGTTCCCGGCTGTACAGTACCCAAATGTAGATTGGGAAGCTGTCAATATCAAAAGCCACTGTGGTAGCAAAGCAATCCTTGTCGTATCAGCGACTGAATGGTGTGGAGCGTGTATTGTTGAATTTGACTATCTAGCAATGGTAGCCCCAGACTGGAAGGACCGGGGCGGGGCAGTATACTACACCTTATTTGAGAATATTGCCGAACAGCCGCCCACCTCAGAAACCCTTGCTGCATTTGAAGGGTATATGCTTCAGACGTATGGTTCTGTTCCGTTCAGAGTGCTGTCTGATTCGGCTAGCAGTCTTCCTCGAGCTATCAATGGCGGAGGAGTCACACTGCCCATAGCATGGTTGTTAGATGAGGAGATGATTGTAGTGAACTTTTCAGAAGGCACGAACGGCGAAATGTTATCCGGGTGGATGGAAAATCTGCTAAGATAATCATCTTTCTCTGACAGCTAAAAAAACTCATAATAGCTTATACACTCCATCAGTCGTAGCTAGACTTAATAGTTCCTACAAAAAACTGTGGGAAAGGATAGCCAATTCATTTCACTAAAGGAGAAAAATGAGCTACACCAAGACTAAGTCCACTAAGCGTTTTACATTCGGCATCAGCCGCAACGAGACAGCCAAGAAGGCTGGCTCCAACATCGTCACCATTGCCACGAACGGTGATACTGACCAGTATAGCATGGGTACCGCTAGCGTCACCCTGACTGTCAAGGAAGCTGGATCTCTCCAGAACTTCTTGAACGAGAATCTTGACTCAGTCGTCGGCTAACTGAGCGCTCCCGCAGGGAGGCACGGGGATATACAGGTGCCTCATACTCATTCACACACAGGAGAAAAACATGAGTGATTTACAGAAGAGCGGATATGAACTCCGCACCGATTTGCTGGGAATGGCGATTGGGATCGTAGAGAGCAAGGTCGAGCGCCAGTTCGACAACGAGTGTCTTAGGCCAGAGGGGCAGCGTACAGCTGTCCGGCCTTACACGACTGAAGACGTGATTACTGAAGCTGAGAAGCTTTACGCGTTCGTCCAAAAGAAGTAGGCATTACATCCCGCAGGGAGGCATGGGGTTATACAGATGTCTCATTTTTCATATAAAACCAGTAGAGAAGAAGAAAATAATGAGTGAAGGTAAAGTTAAGTTTTTTAATGCGGACAAGCGTTTCGGGTTTATTATTCAAGATGAAGGAGAGGATCTCTTCTTTCATGCTTCCGAATTGCAGGCCTCAACTGCCACTGAGGGCGATCGAGTCCAGTACAAGATTGGCGAAGGCAGGAAAGGGCCTTGCGCTGTGAATATTCACGAAGTGCGGATCCCTTAATAAACATTCCGCAGGGAGGCACGGGATCATAGGTGCCTCATCTTTTACTGAGGGGAGCTTCGCTCCCCTTTGTAGTATACAACACATCCCAGACATCATAGTTATTCACATGTTTGCCGAGAATAGTTTGCAGATTTAACCCGTGATATAAAAAGTTGTTATAGGATGAGGATCACCGAACACCAGCTCAGAAGGATCATCCAAGCGTCGCTCAACGAGGCTGCTCCTCCCACCGTCGGCGCTGTGTTGGATGCCATCGAGGCAGTCCAAGGCGTCGAGGGTAAGGCAGCCAAAAAAGAAAAAATGAAAGCTATTGCCAAGAAAGTGGGCTGGGAAGCGGTCAAATTCATCCCGGTTGTGGGCAAGCCTGTCGCTGGAATCAAAAAATTGAGCGACCTCTACAAGACGGCCAAAGGGACTCCTAGTTCGGCGGTGGTGAAGGACGACGTTGTCCTGGACATGATACAAATCGATCCTGAATACCAAAGGATGCTGGATAACGACCTCGAGGACAAGTTTGACGAGTTCGCAATCGACAAGCTGAACAGCCTGCCTCGCGATGCACCGCTACCGGATATGACGGCGGCTCTGGAGAAGTGGGTCAAGAAGAATTTTGATGACCGAGGCATCGAAGGTGCCGGTGATACTGTCTCAGAAGGTCATATGAATAGGTCCCAAATGAGTGTAATAAAGAGAAAACTCAGAAGGATAATCCGAGAAGAGGTCGGGAAGGCTGCACCGTTTGGCAGCCTCATGGAGCCGGCTGATATCGAGCCCGAACAGAAGTTCGTGGTGGGTCACACGTGACTGACTCACGCCAAGCTGAAGTCTTCAGCTCTACAGGAATCCTTCGGGGTTCGAGGAGATCGGATCGGAGAGGTGACATGGCACAGCCTGGAGAGGGACGGCGCCATCTCCCACTACGACATCCGCTTCGGTCGCAAGACGATATCAAACGTGCCGGCCGGATTGGTGGAAGCCAAGAAGGTGCAGGAACACAAGCACGAGGCTAGTGAGAGATAAACATGAGAGTCTCACGCAGACAGATCAGAAGAATTATTCAAGAGAGTGTCATCAGTGATTCAGATGAGAAAGATGTACATGTCTTTACCAACGATCTAGATCCCACTATGACAGTCATGGTGATATATCCAGAGAATCCACGCTACCCTGATATTGTTCCCCTGTTTGATCAGAAGGGACACGGATTTCTAGCCAATGATAGACTCATGGTGGTTGACGGAGATACCTTAGACCAGGACTGGTTCACTGCGGACCACCTCTACGTGATGCAGGCCCATGAGCTCGGGCACAAGTTGGCCGGCCACCTCAAAGGGGCGAGACAGGGCCATTCCGACGAAAAGATAGAACGAGAAGCAGACTGGTTGGGCTATAATATTTTGCAGCAGAGGGGCATCAATTCTGCAGCCGCGCTACACCAGGAAGAGTATCAAGCAAGATATGGGTCACTTCCGAAAGATGATGATCATTTGATGCTGCACTTAATCGATCATGTTAAGTGATCTAGCTGGGTTTCATGAGGGGAGCGTCAGGCCGGCTTCTTTAGTGACAGCCACTCTTGAAATTTATCTTCGTCTATTTGTAAAGCGGCTCTAATATATTTTTTTGTCTGCCGGCTTTTATCAGATTCACCCCACACCCAGCAGTAGGTATTTTTTCTATTTTCTATTTGTGCCCGGCGTCTACTAATATCTGACATCATATCTTTGATATCGTCGGCTTCTACTTCTATTTCTATTCCATGATTCAACGAAGCAGTGAGTAGACCCGGACCATCCTTTTTTTCATATGCTTCCTGAATTTTTCTAAATACGTCAACACTGTCCGGATATATGTCTGGGTGCGTTTTATGTGCTAGCTTTTTATAAAGCGACTTTAAAAGAGTCTCTTTAATATTTGATGAACTAGTACTTGTGTCGGGCTTAGGTTGATTATCTAGGATTCCCATTTTTCGAATATACTGCTCTTCATCCGAAAAATCTCGTTTAAACATCGTAGTATATTCTGTGTCTTTTTCAATAAAGAGTTCTTCTTCTAAGGAAGCAGCTTCTGATAGGTGGGTTATTATCTTGAATGCACGTGACGTTGGCATGACCAGCTACCTGGAGTTTATTTTTATCATTCATTAACTATGTTTCTGTTAGGAATGAAAATGAAAGAATCAGCTGATTCATGCGGAAGGTGCTGTTTTACGGGCCGTACGGCCTGTGCTAAATTAAGCATCGTCCAATCAGAGAGAGATTATGTCGAAGGATGATCAACAAAAACCCACAGGCGCTCTCTTTTTTGAGGATGACGGATCTGTCAAACTGTATCTCTCATCTGATATCGAGGAAAGTGATAGAGAGTCCATCACCATGGCCTCGAACTTTTTTCAGTATGCACTTCAGCAGGAAGATTGGTTACGAGTCTACTTGGATACTGTGTTTCACAGTATGGAGTCGCCGACAGAATTTGGAAGAAAACTTGTCAAGAGTGATCTTCGGCTTATCAAAGGCGGCATGATCATCAGTACATCAGGATCTAAATTAGACAATCTTTCTTAAAAAAAACAGTACTTTTGTTTATCTTTATACTGAGGTACATAGGTAATTGATAAGGATGGGTTAAAGAACAGCCCGTTGAAAGCGCAGAATAAAATGAATCTCTTACACATAATCTTCACAACAATAAGTCTACTCTTAGTGAGTGACACGCCAGCGGATAAGCCGGATCAAAATCCTGAGCATCTAGAAAAGCAACTGTATAAACCCATAAATTTAAGCCCGAAGCCTGATCGAACATTTGAGGCATGGCAAAATGTGATCAAAAAAACCAAAATAAAAAAATATAATAAAAAAGATTGAGATCTCTATTGTCTTCTACCCACTATTTATACAAAGGTGATGAGGACATTATGCGCGCAAACTATCAGTTACTTAGAGAATTCATCCGGGAACAGGCTGGCAGAATCGGTGGCCTAGGTTCTAGAAATCTATTCACGTTAGATGACAGTCCGATTACATGGGATAATCTACCTGGCTACTCTGTTGAGATCTCACCCAATGTCGATGAGAATTATACGCTCACAATCTTTTTCAAGGGAAAAAAGCTAGGCCACACACGTCAATTTACTGACTATGAGGAAGCCCAGCACCACGCTAGAATGGTGGTTGATAAACACAGAACCGGTTAAGCATGGTCAAGAAGAAGCGAAAAAAGAAGCAGAAAGAGCTGACAACCACCGAGAAATTTCACCAAAAATTTCCAGCAGAATTCAATTCCTTCAAACACGGTGATCAACTGGTGTACACTAGACTATCCGATAGTAAACGATCACTCGGTGAGGTTCGATACTTTCATATCGATTGTGAGAGGCCGCATGTCGTTATGATTGATCTCTTGCTAGGAAATTTTCAGTCCGGATGGGTCGATGAGATTGATCCGAATCCGCCGGCCAAAGAGAAAAAAGCCTTACTGGCCAAGGGGATGTTCAAGAATTCTCGGAGTTAATCTCACTCACTGGATGGATACAGGAATGTCCTGACATCTTCCAACCCTGCTCCTATCCCCACATTTTCTATCGTTGAGAACGCAGTATGAATGATCCCGATTAGTTCCCAATTTTTATTGAAAATGGGACCTCCACTAGATCCGGGGCGCGCTGGGACTGTATAAAATCTAACTTCCCTGTCATCGTCGAGAGTGTCCTTTCCGGAATAAAAACCTCTAAAAATTAACGCCAAGTCCGATCCGACGATCCCATAAGGAGCAGATATGGAGTAGACAATATCTCCAAGCTTAGGACTGTGCTTAGAGAGAGGTACTGGGTGAGTAAAGACCTTCGAAGGCTTAAGCAGGCACAAGTCCTTCTCTTTATCCATTTTTATAATGGACGCCTCATAATTGCCCTTAGTGGGTACTTCTAAAGTAATTTTTACTATAGAGGAGATCGTTATGGATATGTCATCATGTTCGAATGAACTGGGTGTGTCATTTTCACACACATGTGCAGCTGTTATAACAACAGCCCCTATTTCAGAATCTACTAATATGCCAGATCCTGTGCCAAATGAAATGATCTCTGGCAGCTCAGAAAGTAATTCTTTACAATTAAAATCCTCTTCTGTGCTCTCACAGTCAGTGGGATACGATGTGTATTTAACAGCTACCAACGCAAAAGCATCTACAGGGGCAGATGTTCTGGGCTTGACAGAGGGTACCCAATTTTTAGAAATATTCTTTGGAACTGTCATACAGCTCAGGGATAAAAGTACGGCACTTGCTAGGCTCATTATCAGCGGTATTTTGCGGATCTTTGTATTTCTCATTGCAAACTATTATCCTTATTCTAGGTATGCGATTTTTAAAGTCTAGGAAAAGTCATGATAGAGAATGATTCGAACATTGTGCAGAAGATCAAACAAAATATTTTCATGGCTACTGATGTTCTTTCGTTAGATTTGACTCTAGAGAAATTGACCCCTGTATCGATTGATGAGCAAGATTTTTTTGACCAGTGTCTAGAAATCTTTGATGAAGTTGAACTAATACTAACAACAGGTCCTACGTGGGAATTTAATCCTACAAATAGGGACTTCTACTTGGACATAACTAAAGACTTCACAATCGATAAACAGAAATTGTCTGATTACGTGAGAAAGGAGAGTACATTGGAGATCGTAGACCTGGATATCAATAATAACGTGACAGTAGTGAAGATCCCTGTAAAGATGCTAATAGCTAATGTCAGGACACTGTCTAATGAGATGATAGACAAATCATCCTACCATACCGTTGCGACACTCTTTGGAGAAATACCCTTATGAGACAGCGATACAGATTAAATGATGACAATTTTCCACCCTCGCCCGGGTCTGGAAGCGATTTACAAATAGATGACTCGCTGATCCCCCAGCAATCTTCAGATCGGGTACCCAGAGGCATTGAAGTAGAAGAGAATAGAATATTTTTCTACTGCCACGTGGATCATCACGAGGCACTCGAGCTTAATCGACTGTTGAGACGTCTAGACATAGAAATGCAGTATCTGAGTAGCAGACTTGATTGTAAGCCGGTACCGATCCACCTACACATACACAGTCCAGGTGGATCTCTTTTTGCCGGACTGGCGATATATGACACCGTCAAGAACTGTAAGACCGCAGTTCACACTTACGTTGATGGTTCTGCAGCTAGCGCTGCAACGATGATCTCTATTGCAGGAAAGAGGAGATCAATTAGCAAGAACAGCTTCATGCTGTTGCACCAACAACAGTTAGAGTGGGCGGGCAAGCTAGACGATTTCATGGATGAGGTCGAGAATCAAAAAGTCCTCACAGAGAAAATACGACAGATATATCTTGAGAACACTAAGATGAATGAGGAGACACTGGATGAACTCTTGGGACACGAGTTCTGGTTAGACAGTGACAAGTGTCTAGAGTTAGGCCTAGTGGATATAATTTCCAAATGAAGGGGACATGTGTCTAAGCAACAATGGCAAAAATTCTTCCCGCTCCAGACGCCAAGAAAGGAACAGACAGCAGCAATTGATCAGATCCTCGAGGCATTCTCCCAGGGAAAGAGATTCTTCGCCCTAGAGGCAGGAACCGGAGTGGGAAAGAGCGCGATTGCAGTGACGATCGCGAGGGCCCTGTCAGCAGATAATCAGGTGCATGATGGTTACGAAAACGGCGCGATCTTCACCACCACCCAAAAGTTATTACAGGACCAATATGAGCGGGACTTCGCCAATTTGGGAATGAGATCCATCAAGAGCGCCAGTAATTACCAGTGCCAATATAAACGATTCAATAAGTGTTCTGACAGTCTGACTGAACTTAAATTGGAGGAGAAAGGTACCAAATTTTGGAATACCTGTACCTTCAATTGTGTCTACCGAAGTGCTAAACAGTCTTTCATGGACGCTCCCATGTCAGTCACTAATTTTCCCTACCTGTTGACAGAGAGCAACTACAACGGGAAGATCAAGCCTAGAAAGCTCCTGGTGATCGATGAGGCACACAATGTCGAGACTGAACTCTCTAAATTTATCGAGATCGCAGTGACAGAACGATTCGCCAAGAGTGTGCTCAAACTCGATATGCCTGAGATAGGGACTCACCATCAGGCGCTAGATTGGATTCAGACTGTATATTTTCCAAAGCTTACCTCACACCTAGCACATGTAAATCATATGATGGAGAAGTACACCCAACTCAAAACAAAGTTGGATAAGTTTATCTCTCTCTCTCGACAGCTTCGAATGATGGAAGGACACCATCAGCGCCTCAAGGATTTCCTTAGGCTGCACACTAAAGAGAATTGGGTCTTCGAATCTCTCCAGAGTGATGTTAGAGATCTTAGAAAATTATCATTCAAACCCATCGACATATCCCAATTCGCTAATCAGTACCTCTTCCGGATGGGATATCACGTGCTGTTCATGTCTGCCACCTTGATCCAGACAGACAGATTTCTAGAGATGGTGGGTGTCAATAAGAGCAACGCTGCTGCGATCTCCATCCCCTCACCCTTTCCGATTGAGAATAGACCTACTCTGTTCGTGCCGATTGGAAAAATGACGGCCAGGGAAATTGATCATAGCCTCCCTATCTTGGCAAACGCTGTTCGCAAGATATTAGAAGCACACAAAAAGGAGAAGGGGATAATTCACACCCACTCCTATAAGATTGCAAATTATCTCAAAAAAAATATCAAATCTCGGAGATTACTCCTCGCCTCCCCGGATAATAGAGATCAGATCATTAGAAAACATATGACAGGTACTTCACCCACTGTGCTGATATCCCCGTCTATGACTGAGGGTATCGACTTGGAGGGTGATGCTAGTAGATTTCAAGTGATCTGCAAAGTACCCTATCCATATTTGGGCGATAAGCTGGTCAAAAAGAGGATGCATAAGTGGAAGTGGTGGTACCCATTCCAGACTTCCAAGACGGTAATACAGGCAATGGGCAGATCGGTAAGATCAGACACAGATTCAGCGGTCACATATATTCTAGATTCGGACTGGGAGCGCTTTTATGCGAACAACAAACAACTGTTTCCCAGCGACTTTCACGAATGTTTTCGATGACCTAGTTATTATTTGAGAGGAGATATACAATGCCTCAAGGCGCCTCTAAGAGCCAAACTATGAAGAGACGAGCCGGTATTATAGTCCTCAAAGAGCATGATGGAGACTATCTAGTCTTAGGCCTTCGTGTCTATGGCAGTTATGATCTACCTAAGGGAGGGGTTGAGCCCTTTGAAACTAGCCTCGTAGCCGCGATGAGAGAGACTGAGGAGGAGGCCGGGATCAGTGATTTAGATTTCAGATGGGGTCTGCAGACAACTGCAGCCAGAAACGTGACGCTGTATATAGCGGTCACGACGCAAGAACCGTCCATACAACGCAATCCAGAGACCGGAGAGTACGAGCACCACGCTGCTAAATGGCTTACCATGGATCAAGCTGAGCATAAACTACATCCATATCTTCGGCCGACTATTAGTTGGGTGAGACAAATGACGAGGGTCCACTAGATGTCCTCCATCTTTCGTGAGCATAAGTCTGTTGCTGATCGGTCGGCATCAGATCGGCGGCGACACAAAAAGAAGATTGAACGTGCTATCAAGGAGGGCGTTCATCACATCGTCGCCGATGAGTCGATCATCGGCCAATCTGGCAAAAAGAAGATCAAGATACCTGTCCGGGGCATCAAAGAATATAGATTCGTATACGGAGACAACAAGACCAACAAGCAGGCGGGATCAGCACCCGGGGCTGATATCCAGCGTGGCCAGAAAATAGGAAAAGGGCAGGGACAAAAGTCAAATCAAGGACACAAGCCGGGGTCCGATCCGGGAGAGGAATATTATGAGGTTGAGATAACGCTAGAAGAGCTAGCTCATTATCTCTTTGATGACCTGGAACTTCCGGACATGGAAAAGAAGACACTTAAAAAAATCGTGTCAGAGAAGAATAAGAGGAAAGGCTATCGAGCAACGGGGATCAAACCTCGTTTAGATAAAAAGAAGACAGCGATAGAGAGGATAAAGAGAAAAAAGGCAACCGATCGGCACGAGAAAATTGATGATGAAGAGACCTTTCCATTCCATGAACATGACTTAGTCTATAGACACTATAAGAAGTCAATGAAACCGAGTTCCAGCGCGGTGATTTTTTTCGTAATGGATATCTCTGGGTCGATGACCAGGAACAAGAAATTCTTGGCGAGGGCCTTCTATTTTCTGCTATACCACTTCATCAGATCAAAGTATGAGCACACTGAGATCGTCTTTGTATCCCATGATATGTCCGCCAGTGAGGTTAATGAGGAACAGTTCTTTACTAGGGGCAACTCGGGAGGCACAATAGTATCATCAGGCCTCTCACTAGTGTGTGATATAGTGAATTCTCGATATCATCCACAGAGCTGGAATATCTACTGCTTTCAGTGCTCTGACGGTGATAATTGGCCTGATGATACCGGCCGGACATTAACTCTAGCAGAGCAGATTCGGGATTTTTCACAGTTATTTGGTTATTGTGAGATTGAGCCCAAGGATACACAGGAGGGCTGGTTTGAGGAGGCCAAATTATCTAATGTGTATCAACGCCTCGCTAATCGAAAGATGAAGTGTGTATCCATTAATGATAAGTCAGACATTTGGCTGGCCTTCACAAAATTATTCGGCGGAAAGGTCACCGCTCTAGGAGACAACTACTAATGGATTGGACATTCGAACTTTTGGAAGAGTGGGATGATAGGATATGTGAGCTCGCATCCAAAAAGGGATTGACTTGGTTCCCAATCAACTATGAAATGTGCGATTATTTCTCAATGATTGGACACACATCATATCATGGCATGCCTACCCACTACGGACACTGGTCCTATGGAAAGGCATTCGAACGCACACACGCAATGTACAATGCTGGTGCAGAGGGTCTCCCCTACGAGTTGATAATCAATTCTGATCCTGCAATTGCCTATCTCATGCGAGAGAATCCCGTCTATTTACAGATCTTGATCATGGCCCATTGCGTAGGCCATTCTGACTTTTTTAGAAATAATCGAATGTTCAAAGACACTCGACCAGGCGCTGTGGTTGGAAGCATGCGTAGTGCGAAGAAGAGGATCCAAAAATATGTCGAAGATCCCACCATCGGTATTGATGAGGTGGATGAAATGCTGGATGCTGCACACGCACTTCAATTTCAAACTCATAGATACGGTCAAAAGAGGTTATCTAAGAGTGAGCTAGTTAAAAAATATAGTAAACTCATCAAGAATGATACAAAAGAGGAATACGTGAATTTTGATATTTCTAGGTTACCTCTAGAACCGGATTACGATATCCTAGGATTCATCACAGAGTACTCAGTAGACATGCCTAGTTGGAAACGGGATATTATTGAAATCGTGAGAGACGAGTCCAAATATTTTATGCCCCAGATTCAAACCAAGATCATGAATGAAGGCTGGGCTTGCTATTGGCACTATACATTACTTCATGAGTTGAATCTACCAGAAGAATGGCACCTGCCCTTCCTAAAAACACACAATCAAGTTGTGCGACCTCATGTGGGCGGCCTGAATCCCTACTATCTAGGATTCAAACTATTTCAACACATTGAGGAGACAAAGGGAATTGAGGAGTGCTTCATCGCGAGGGAAGCTAGCCATGATGTCTCATTTCTTAGACAATATCTTACACGTGACTTATGCGAAGAACTAGGCTTATTCACATACTCTGATAAGGGTAAGAAAGAGGGTGTGACGATTGATGAGATCTCAGATGAGGACGGATGGGAATCTGTTAAGCTGGATCTCCTAAAAAACGTTGGAACAAATTCTATCCCGGTTATTTATATTGATGAAGTAGAGGATGATTTGTTAGTACTACGTCACGAGCATGATGGTCGAGATCTAGAGTTAAATCATGCCGAGGCAGTGGTGGGACACGTGAGCACTTTGTGGAACAAAGAGTCGAAATTATTTACAATCATTGAAGAAGAACTTTGGGAGGTCTAGCTTGGTACACATCCCCACAATTTGGAGTAGAATATACGCATGAGTATTAGTGACGAATTCTTAAAGGATATTCAGGCCCAAAGAAAGGTCGGCGCTTCTCAAAAGAGATTCTCTGGGACTTTCATGGACTACATTGAGCATGTGAAGAAGCATCCGGATATTGTTAAGCCGGCTCACAAGCGACTTTATGAGAGTGTAATCAAGTACGGTGTGAGTACAATGCCAGACTCAGACCCCAGAAAAAAGAAGATCTTCAGCAATGAGTCCATGAAGATCTATGATTACTTCAAGGATGAGTTCTTTGGCATGGAGAGAGTAGTCTCTAAGCTCGTTCAGTACCTAAAATCGGCTGCGCACAAGGGAGAAGAGAGTAAACAGGTTTTGCTTCTAATGGGCCCGGTCGGTGCCGGCAAGTCTGCACTCACAGAACACATCAAGTGTGTTCTAAGCGGTCAGACCTATTATCACTTAGCCAAGGATCCCCAAAGAGGTGAGCCCCTACAGTTGGTACCCAGATCGCTCAGGGACAAATTTTCTAAGAAATTAGGTGTCTCCATTGAGGGCGACATATCACCCGTTGTTCAATATCGGTTGATGAATGAGCTGGACGGAAAGTATGAAGATTATCCCGTTGAGGAATCTAGCTTTTCCCAGCGTGGACGAAGGGGGATCGCATCAGTTCCACCGATGGACGCAAATAGTCAAGATACATCCGTGCTCATTGGAAGTGTAGATATTTCCAAGCTAGATCGTTATGCAGAGGACGATCCGAGAGCGCTGTCTCTCAATGGTGCATTTAATGTTGGCAATCGTGGAATTGTTGAGCTAGTAGAAATTTTCAAGAATGAGATAGAGTTCTTGCATACCATTATTACTGCTACACAGGAAAAGAGGATCCCCTCCCCTGGTAAATCTGACATGCTCTACTTTGATGGAGTTATTATTGCGCACTGTAATGAGTCAGAGTGGAATCGTTTCCAAAGTGAACACACCAACGAGGCCATTTTGGACCGGGTGGTGAAGATCAACGTGCCCTACTGTTTAGAGCTAGATCAGGAAGTCAAAATTTATGAAAAATTATTGGGACAATCTGATTTCACGTCTCACATCGCACCTCACACGCTTAGAGTAGCTTCGATGTTCTCAATCATGTCTCGCCTTAAGCCCTCCGGCAAGTGTGATCTCATCACCAAGATGAAGATCTACAATGGAGAGGATATCATTGAAAAGGGAAGAGTAAAGAGGATCGACATAGAGGATCTACGGGAAGAGACTAGTAGAGAGGGTATGTCAGGGATATCCACACGATTCATCGCCAAGGCTCTAGATGGAGCCCTGTCTAACTCAGACAAAAACATGATAACTCCTATCTCTGTCATTGAATCACTGACCCGGATGATAAAGGACCAGATCGCCGACGAGGAGTTTAAGCAGCACTGTTTAGAGATCATCCAAAAAATTGTACGAGAAGAGTACTTGAACATTCTAGAGAATGAAGTGGCAAAGGCATTTGTAAGTGCCTATGAAGAACAGGCACAATCACTTTTCGACACGTATCTGGACAATGCGGAAGCCTACACGACTCATCAGAAGCTAAAAGACAAGTTGACCAAAGAGGAAAGGGAGCCAGATGAAAAGTTTCTTAGATCCGTTGAGGAGCAGATAGGGATAACTGGTTCTGCTAAGGACGGCTTCAGGAGCGATGTGACTGCCTATATGTTCGCCAAGATGCGTCGCGGTGAGAAAGTCAATTACACCAGCTATGAGCCTCTCAAGGAAGCTATCGAGTCTTACTTGATCACCTCTGTAAAGTCCATGGCGAGAATTATAACTAAGTCTAAGACTAGAGATGATGAGCAACAGAAGAAGTATAGCGATATGATACAGACAATGATCGATGACTATGGATACACAGGCGAGAGCGCAGAGGAGATCCTCGCATACGCCTCTAATAATCTATGGCGGGATAGCTAATGGAACGCGTCGAATTTGGGTTTCCAGAATTATCCCTAGTATGCGGCGCACTACTTTATGGGCATGATAGTACAGCGATCGGTATTACTCTTTGTGTGATCGCTGTCCTTGGTGCTGTGTGCAGATCAATTATTCGTATACAGAAGAAAGCACAGGAAGAGGAAGCTAAACAGGCTCTGTTCAAAGAGGTGGGAACAGCTTCAGAAGATTTGGCCCAGGCGTTCAGTGAGATCTTTAAGAAACCAGGCAAGCCAAAAACATTCCACTAAGTCTGTGCACACTACCGTTGTTAGTGAAAATATCATAAGAGCGAGGTACGCATACCTGCTTAAAGAGCTATCCTCTATGCTCTTCAAATTACATACTGACGCGCTTATTCTAAACTACGGCACTCGAGTAACCACAGCCAGGCCCGCAGATTTGATACGCGTGTTATCTGAGTGGTCGCAGAAAGATTCTTTAGATCTCACCATACGAAACATCATTATTAACGCAATCCTATCTGCAGAGAATAAGCAGGTAGGCGCAGGGATCATCTGTGCATATCTACTTGCGCATAAACACAAGATTGACAAAACGCTAGTAACGAGAAATACTCTGATGAACAGAGCAGACCCAGGAAGTATCGATGATACACTGCACTATTTTTTAGGGAAGGGTCTCATTCACAGATTAATGTCCCAAATAATTTATGCCGGCGGTATGTCAGCTAGTTTGAATTTTAGCTTCACACACGTCAATGACTTTGTTGTTCAGGCATACACGACTAAAGAGATTCTAGGTGAGATACACCCACTATTTGATAGCTCCGGCCGAATACAGCGTCTAGACAATCCAGTAATTATCGCAGTTGACGGAATCATAGAGGCAGTGGGAGAAGTAGACCATCTTCTCCAGGAGATAGCCTCAGAAAAGTGTAGTTCTATCATATGCGCTAGAGGTTTTGGGCCAGATGTTGTAACAACACTCGAGAAAAATTGGCGCACTGGAACATTAAGAGCAATTCCATTCACTGTTAGAGAGTGGGAAGTAACTCCTTCTAAACAATCAGCATCAGAATCAGATGCCCTAGATGCCTGTCGAAAGATGAACATCAAGTGTGTGTCGCCGGGCTCGGGGGAGACTCTAAAAAATACTGTGTTAGACGATTTTACCAAACACGAGTATGTTCTTTTCTCACGTCAGGGTGCATCATTCCAAAACGAAGCAGGTGCATCACAACATGTGGAAATAAAAGTGCCGAAAAGACTCGCTAACCTAATGGGTGTAATTAGAGATCGATGTAAAATAGCCCAGAAGGCATGTATTGGGGTGGCCAGATCCGGTATTTGTAATACGTCTTTGATTGAATCAGTTGCTGACAGAAACGGCAATTTCAAGCCCCATGTGTCTTATACTGCTGAGCTCGTGGGAATTCGAGCTGCGGAGTCGTGCCGAACTGTCATGGGGAATATTGGCAATATTATTCTAAGCCTCTAATTTTTTACTATTTACACTTTAATACTATCTTTAGTAGCAGAGGATAATTATGAGTAAGATAAATGTTAAGAAAAAGGCCACTAAAGTGATGTCTAAGACCCTAAAAATAGAAACCCCAGGCGTAACGTCACAGGCACAAATTGGTAGAAATATCTTAGACACCAGAGATATTTTGAACCAAAAGTTTTCAGAGTTATTCTTATCTGAGCTCGTCGCGACGAAGCGCTTAGATCGTGAAGCGGCAATTAATCTATCCACAAAAGTACAAGAAATCTTACATGAGCAGACAGATCGGCTCATTGATAGGGTTCTGGGTACACGCTAGCAAGACGAACGCTTTGAAGTCAGGCACCAAACATCTGATACAGTGTCACTGCATCCTTCCGCAGTATCGGAATTCAGAAGATCCTACATTTCATCAATTTGTTGTCTTCTCTATTCTTGATGAGGAAAGTGATACCATAATTCCCAAGTTTGCCTCGTGCAATAATTGTGGTGCTGTGCACAAGGTCATTGATATCTGCAAATCGGAAATTGTCACAGGACGAGATGAAGTAGTAACTCAGATGACTGTAGATGACTTCAAGTTTGCGCTGCCTAATGACTTATACGATCTTTTATTGACTTACCAGAAAGATATTGCAGATTTTGAACATGCACAATTTATTCTAGAAAATAAGAATTGGAATGATCATATCATCCTCACACGTGAGGAAATAGACGGAATAATTCAAGGAAAGCTAGTCAAATTTTTAGCGAGTGACCGCCTTAGAGTGGAATCATACATTATAAGGACAGAAACGTAATGGGAATCAAAAAGTTTACAGCGTGTAGAGAGGATAAAATTATATTGGAATCTGCCCAGTGTAGGGAAATTATACATGAGATTCTAAATTTTGGTGTGAATCAAAGTCAACTACACACACTCATCAAGTTGCTTTCTCTAGAATTAGAGAACATCGACGCAATGAAAAAAATCACAGAAATTATTGATACCTCTCTTGAGAAAGAGAACGTAACTAACACAACGACAATCTTAGTTTAGGAGGAAAATTTATGTCGTCATCAACATTAGACCAGTGGAATGAAATTAAGGTACTGATTGAGTCTTTAGATTTAGACGTGCAAAAGAATGCCAACGGAAATGCCTCGGCAGGGGTTCGTGCACGAAGAGGCTTGAGGCTGCTCAAGACTAAGTCGTCAGAATTAGTCAAGATAACTATTGAATCAGACAAGGCTCGCAAGACTTAATATCGGGGGCGAAATGGCTTCGACAGGGCATGTGAGATATTGTGTGCAAGGCAGAGGGAAGCGATGGTCTCTGTAAAAACGCTTAAAAAAATGATTGCCAACGATGTATCTTTGGCGACTCCGTGGTTCTCGTTGAAGGATCGTACTGGCTACGTGCCCGTACAACTCTTGGACGAGGCCTCGGAGGCTGTTGCTTACGTAAATTAAGCATCTGGGGTTGCTAATTGCCTTATTACCCAAAATTAGCAAAAACCAGTTTCTTTCTTCTGGCTAAAAAGAAAGCTCTGGTAGCGGGGATGAAACAGTTTTTGGTCTTCCTTTTCTGCTCTAAAAAAAGATTGACTAACCTTGTGAATGACACAATATTAAGTGTGCTTTGGACCCGGGTTCGACTCCCGGCGCCTCCACCAACTCACCAGCAATATATTTATAGATGTGAGGAGTAACTATGAGTGAAGAAAATAAGGATGATCTCTATATAAATCCAGAATCTCTGGATGATGAATTTGATTTTGCGGGATCGTACTCTGAGACTGACGACGTCCCGGATGAACAGGCTCTGCCTGAGAATACAGCAGAGAGCGCAATAAAATGTGCTTTCATAGGCGTCGGCGGTGGAGGGGGAAAGATGGCCAAAGCCTTTCTAGACCTGGGCTTTGCCAAGACACTGCTAGTGAACACGACAATCAAAGACCAACCGGACGGAGTTGATCCACCTAATTTCCTCTTAGTACCCGGTGCCGACGGCGTCGGAAAGGATGTGGATCTCGGTAAGAAAATTCTTGGCGAAAACAGTGCCCTAGTGGAGGATGCAGTTCGAGCCAGAATCGGCGCGACTGACTGGCTCTTCGTTCTCGCCGGAGGCGGCGGTGGCACGGGTAGCGCATGTTCGGTCCTTCATGATGCCCTCACACGCCACCTTAAAGCTGTGGGAGCTTCCGGCAAGGTAGTATACATTATTTCTAGGCCAAGCGCGCAGGAATTACTCAATACCACTATAGAGCGAAATTATCAAGCTCTCTTAGAGGATGTATCTAATCATCCACATATTGTGATCGATAATGAAAGGCAGTTACAGCTTCTTAGAAACAAGGTTGGCATGCTGAACCTCTATCCGGTTGCCAATACTAATTTTGCTAAGATGCTGTCTCAGGTATTGAAATTGGCCGCAACCCACACGGATATCCAGGCATTTGATTCTAAAGATTTAGAGAAATGTCTAAGTACACCTGATCGAATCGTCTTGGGGAGTACCGTAATAAGGGACACCGATCGGACTGATCTGGGTGTTGCCGTCCTTCAGGGGTGTATTAATGCTTCTCCGTGTCCACCACCTAGTACTAGAAGTCAAAGGGGTGCTTTACTTCTCATTGTGACATCAACTATGGCAGAGGATCCCAGAGTTAGTAAAAATTTAGAGGCTGCATTCAGTTATGTCGGAGGTCGAACAGAGGCACTTTTTTCAGGTGTGTATGTAAAAGAGAGAATTCCTGGCTTAATAGTTCTATGCCTACTCGCCGGCTAGGGAGTCGAATAATTTTATTCCTTCATTATCAATCCGTAATTTTTTTAGGATTGACTTCTCTATTTGACAAACTCTCATTCGAGAGATTCCATAGTAATCACCGATCTCTTGCAGAGTCTTTGGGCCGGATTTCGCCGCAATTATTGAACAGTTCAAATCTCTTTCTGAACCTAAGAAATGTCGACAGGTATCAACATCACAAGCCTGATCAGTTTCGAAAATTATTTGATAACACGTTTTTTCTTTCAAACCACACACATCGAATTATCTTCCCTTGCTTCATAATAATCTAATGAAAAATCTAGAAGTTTACAATGAATAAAAGAAAATATCTAGTCTTAGACACATCAGTACTGCTCTATGATAAAGAATCTGTGCACTCTTTTCCTGGAAATGATGTCATTCTACCGCTTATTGTGCTGGATGAGCTTGATCGATTCAAGGAGAAGCCGGGCCTACTGGGTGAATCGGCTCGTTATGTTAATCGATATCTAGATGAATTAAGATCCCTGGGCAGTTTGCAAGAAGGGGTTTATCTAAAAAATCAAGACCAAACAATTAAAGTGCTGATTAAAATACAACCCTTGGATCTTGAAAATCACTTGGATCCAAAGCGTGGCGATAATGTGGTTATTGCAGCAGCTCTTGAATGTCAAAAAAATAATCCGGACCAAACAGTCAAAGTTATCACCAAAGACATAAACCTTAGGGTCAAGTGTGACGCTCTAGGTCTAGAGGCAGAGGATTACTATCGAGATTATATCGCCTTGGACGCTGTATCATTTACTGGCGCACACTGTCTAGAGATAAGCGATAATGAGATCGACACTTTGTTTGAGCAGGGAACCCTAGACACGAAAGAAAATCTTCACGAGAACACCTACGTTGTGTGTAAGGGAACACCGAACAAGTCTGCACTGGGCACCTATAAATCAGGTAAAATTGAACTATTTGATAAGGATCCCCATGGGGTCATATCAGAGGTCAAACCTCGAAATAAGGAGCAACGATTTGCTTTACACGCGCTGAGAGAGCAGGACATCCCCCTAGTGACCCTAACAGGTCTGGCGGGTTCAGGCAAGACTTTTTTAGCGTTGATGTCTGGTATTGAGGCTCTGCACGCACAGGTATATGAGCGAATTGTCGTGACCCGCAGCATTCAACCGGTGGGAAGGGATTTGGGCTATCTTCCAGGCGATATCCGGGATAAGATGGATCCGTGGATGTCCCCGCTGTTGGATAACTTTAGACACCACTTCAAGGATAAGGTCTATTTCGAATTGATGATAGATAAGGGGCAGATCGAGATCGCTCCACTGACCTACATCAGAGGGCGATCTTTCAATGACTCCTATGTGATCGTCGATGAGGCACAAAATGCTACCATTCATGAGCTGAAGACCATCATCACTCGTCTAGGTGAGAACTCCAAAATTGTGCTCATGGGGGACACAGATCAGATAGACACTGCTTATCTTGATAAACGATCCAATGGACTGGCCATCGTTGTGGAAAAGTTCAAATCGAGCAAGCTGGCTGCCCATGTGCATCTCAAGCGAGGCGTGCGTTCATCAATTGCAACATACGCTAGTAAGGTCTTGTAACACGAAGATATTTAAGAGCGGAGGTATTGTATGGCAAAGCTTCGCGCAAAAATAATCGATAGAAATAGATACGTCAAGCGATATCCATTTATCAGGGGACCTAAGCGGTACTCTTATCTCGGAGATGAAAATCTAGCAATTGAGCTGGGCACGCTCACCTATAGTGATGAGTCGGAGAAGACGCTCGTATTTGATGTTGCATTTACCGATTCCAGCTACACAGTGGTGGCGATGCCTCGTTCTACTGGCACGAGTAGCACACACATCTCATTCATGGCAGACGGATCAACTCTCACATCAGCATCTGTCAAGATCCTTGCTAGCGCTAACTTCACTGGCCAGGTTGATGTGTTAGCAATAAAGGTGGGATAATGAGATTGCAAAACTTTGTAATTGACGTGCAGAATATAACACCCTCAACCGGAGATACAGCGATCAAGGTCGATAGTACTGACCCCGGAACAAGAGCTATTCAGAATGATGTCTATCCGTGGGTTGCAGGGAGGGGGGATATCAACAACAACCCTATGCAACTCTTTCAAGGAACCAGTCAACGAGCAGGATCATCCTTTGTGAGCTCATTGATCTCTGGGTCGATAAGCCAGGACAATACAATTAATGTGAACAAGACAATGAAGATGACGGGCAGTCTAGCAGCTCCAGTGGAATCTGCATCAACGTATAAGTGGAGTGTGCTGATGGTCGCTAATTCGATATACGCGGGATAACATGTCAATCAAAGATTTTCAATCAAATCAGGTTCGTACAACCAAGATAATTGGTTCTGGCTCAGTAGGCGGGGAGCCCTCCATAATCATCTACAGCTCCTCCAATGCGTCCGACTTCATTGGAAGCGTCGGTGATTCAAGCATGCTGTCCGATGTGGGAACTGATGTGTTCCTATTCGTCTCAGGCACCAAGTCATCTTTGGTTGGGTTGGGCAAGGCAAGATCGAACGTATCACTCTTTGGTGGTGATGTTATAGTATCCGGAACGCTCTTCGCAGAGCGGATGATCACCGAGGTCGATGAATCTGTCACAGGCTCTCTATTGGTCTCTGGTTCCCTGTTTGTATCACAGTCAGCCAGGATCGGAGACGACCTCTGGGTGGCGGACAATTTTTACGTTTCAGGATCATCCACTATAGACGGCTCAGCCGCGATTGGAAACGACCTCTGGGTCTCAGATAATGCTTACGTTTCTGGTTCAGCCACGGTAGCCGGACCGTTAACAGCAGCTGGCTCAGTCACAGTCGGGAATGATCTCTGGGTCGCGGATAACGCTTACGTTTCTGGTTCAACTACTATCCACAAGGGTTTGATCGTCAATGAGGCCGGAGGGTCCAGCGGCGCGTCGCCAGATCCCTACCACTTCAGAGT